TTTCTCATCTCGCGATGGATACCGATAACAGCATCCATCGCTTGCATTTCTATCTTGCTTATCATGCCTGCACCCTCCTTAATTTTTCGATTTCGGTATAAACTCGCCTCAAGCCGCCTCCGGTGCTGTGAACAATCTTGGCTATGTCAGCCCCGTCCGGGGCATTGATTTTGGCCACGATGGCAGCCTGTGCTTTCAGGAACTTTTCTCGTTCCTGTGCATCATCCGGGGTCACCTTGCTGTAGGAGTCCCCGTAACGGCTAAACATTTCGGTATAGCCCACCTTCTTGCCCTCAATGGCGCGGTTTATTTTCTCCTTCAGTCCGTCAGCCCCCATCATATACCAGCCGCAGCAACGTTCCGTGGCATTCCATAAGGCCTTTAGCTCCAAAAAGGCTTCATACTGCAGGTCGCCGGCTTCATCCAGAATAACCAGGGGAGTATCAATCGTGCGCAGGTAGGCTACCAAGTCCTCATACACGTCGCTGTAGCGTCCGTTGCTGGTCACACCGAATTCCTTGGCAATGTAGCGTATCAGCTTCAACTTGGTCTTCACCTGGCTGCAGTCCACATATACGGCGTGCTTGTGTTGCTTCACATAAGCTTTTGCTGTAAAGGTCTTGCCGATATTGGGCATATCGCACAGGATGGCGCTCAAACCGCTTCCCTGGCACACTTCCAGCTGCTTGCTCACAAACACGTAGGTCGGGGTCTGGGCTGCCAGCCAAGGCATTTCTGTACGCAGTTGCACGCCCAGTCTTCGGGCTATGCCTACCCAGTTGGCATCACTGACCTGCTTTTCATAATTGCCCCGCTTGATGGCATTGTACACGCTGGGGGCTATGCCCAGTGCCGTAGCATGGCGGTTGTCACTGGGATAATTTTCACGGTCGGCGGCTATCGCTGCCACAATACGTTGCTTTACTTCATTTGTTATTTCCATTTGAATGCTGTTTTAAGTTCGTTCTAACGTCGTTAATTATATCTTGGCTACTGCATCATGCTCGAAAGCACTGATGTCCATATAGGCTGAGTAATCTTCTTCCTCGTCTTGGATAGGAAGGGGAACGGCTTCCGCCTGTACCTCTGTTATCAGCTTCGCTTCCTCTTTGGCAAGGATGCCCACACGCTTGATTTTTCCGTCCTTCATCATCTTGTCGAATTGGGCTACATACTTGGCCTGTTCGGTATAGGCTACCTTGTCCGCTTCGGTCTGCTCGGCTGTATTCTCATTGTAACGGGCTACGGCCTTGCAGGTGGCGATATATCGTCCGTTCTGGTAGATATATACCTCGTTGATGGCTCCGTCGGCATCGGGCAGATAATAGGCATCTACCTTGTAGTTTCTCGGCTCCAGCTTTTCGATGATTTCCGGGCTGGGCAGTCCGTATTGGTTGTACATCACCGTGCAGTAGGTGTTCTGCCGGATGGTTGTTTCGGTGTGCTGCCCGATGAACCGGTAAAGAACGGCCTTGTCCCAAGGGGCAAGGTTCGGGTTCTGATGGGCGCAAAGCACATCCCAACGGCTCATGCCCGGATAGCGCTTTTGGTTGGGGTGAGGCTGTGCGTTGAAGGTCTCAATGGCGCGTATATCATCGGCTACCAGTTCTTCATAACTATAGGTCTTCACCTTGTAAGTGTTGTTCTTTTCGTCATACACCTTTTCTTCCTTCGGGCGGTTGGCCTCCAGCTTGGCATACCATCGGCCGATACCTACCTGCGTGCGTTTCTCCACACCGTATTTCTTTTCGCGGTTCTTGTGCTCGGCACGTTTTTCACGCGAGTTCCCGGGGTTACACCAGCGGATCAGGGGGAAGACGGTACCGGCTTGCATCAATCCGTCGGCAAAGTCGCTTACCAGGTGGTGTTCCACTTCTAACTCGGCGGGGATATACATGCCGTTCCGGTCCAGGGTCTGGAACATGTTTCGCATGCAGTCTAAAAATAACTCGGTAGTCTTGTACCGGTTGTAGGCATATCCCACCACAGCACCGCTCACCACATCGTAGGCATAATAGGCTTTCACTCGGTTGCCATCCTTCATCGGGCGCGGAAGGTCGCGGTCGTCAAGCGAAACCTTACTCAAGGCATATTCACCGATGCTGCGCAGATGATAAGGTCGGTAGGCGTTGTTGAAGTCCCATTGGCTCATGTGCAGCTTACCGCGAAGGGCCTTGTTCTTGGGGTTGTTCAGGTAGTTGGCTACCGTGGCCGGACTCAATACCAGCGGATTTCCATCCTTGTCGGTAAAGTCTGACGGGTTCAATACCTCGCCAGTCTCGGGGTCATACAGTTCCAGTTCACCCTGCACGAACATATTGTACTGCTCCCACACTGTGGTATTGAAGGGCTGCTCCGGTTGGGCATCGATGCTCAGCAGCAGACGCTCAATGTCGTAGGTCACTTTCCGGCGGTTCTGATTCATGAACTTGCGGCTGATAAGGCTTTCATAGCCATTGGCCTTAAAATCATTCACACGCTTCTTGAAGCGGTTGGAACTGACAGGCAAGGTATGTCCGAACTCTGCTTGGTAGTAACTGATGGCTCCTGCCAGTTCGCCCCAGTTCACCGGCCCGGCCTTCATGGCCTTTCGCATAAACGTGGCATCCTCCATGGCACGCATCACTGCCTCAATTACCGAAGCGTTTACCGTATATTCTTGGATGTGTTCCGGTGGCAGTGCATCTCCGTTGTCAAAACGGAACCGGGTGTAAAATTCCCGGGCTTTCGCATCGATGTGGTAATGGCTGAGCCAGTTTCTTATTACGTCTTCTTTCATATCTCCGTATTTTAGTTTTATCCTTTCCTGAAACCGTAGGGGCATGGTGGCTATTTCTACCAAAACGTAACCTCCAAGACCTCTTCCGGATCGAACTACATTGATTTTCTCCTTTGCCGCTAACTTCTTGTAATTGGGCACCGACATGATAGGAGCAAGTTCTTCTTCGGAAAGAGTGGAAGGATGAACTCCTTTCAGCGTGCGGCTTCTGCTGTAGTCTGCCTTTCCATTCACCATCACCGGTCGGTCATCGTAAGTCAGGTCATTGTAGGATATGCACAATATCTTTCCATAATACTCCATTTCATTTCTATTTATAAGGCAGATGCCATCTGTTGGGTCTCGTGCTGCAGCTGTATGAAATCCGATACAAATTCACATTGGTAGGTTTCAGTCCGTTTTCCGTCCACGTACACATCCACATCATTGGTCTTTCTGTGGACCACGAGTTTTACACGGGAACCGAAAGTGCAGGTCATGGTCTTCTCGCACTCCTCGAAGGTGGTTTCGCAGTTCGGAATGAAGTTCCCGTCAGTCAGTTTGCCGCCTCGCTTCAGGGCAAGAGTGCGTATCCGGCGCGCCTGGTCGCTGTCACGGACAAAATTCAGTGCCTGCCACACAGCCTGACGGCTGCATCCGAATGTCTTCATCAGGAAGGTCTTTGTTTCGTTATCTGTCAAAATCTGCTTTCTCATATCGTTTATCTCTTGATATATTGCTCATTTATAATTCCTCAATCGCTTTCTGCTTGATGCCATCCGAATCATCCGGAAGTATCTCGTAAAGGCGTGTTCCCTTTTTCAGTTCCTCAATCAGCACTTGCATGGCTTCCTCGCACACACAGCTCACATTCTCCAACACCCGGTAGGCATCCGAGTTACTGATCGCATCCTCTGTCATGAACTGTCCGGCCAAATCCATAGCCTGGTCGGCAATGTTCTGTGTATGGGCCGCACTGCTTATCATCGTGCGAAGCTTCTGCTTGAACTGGCGTTCAGCTCTCCCTTGATTGAAATTCTTTGCCATAAATCTAAATTTTAGAGGTTAATATCGTGGGGCGCGGGGAATCGAACCCCGACGGCTTTCTACGCTTTCTTATTTCGATTTACCAACTCTCCGGCCGTGCCTGCCGCCCCTGCCCGTCTTTCCGGGCTGCCAGTTATCCGGCAATCTATTTGCCTTGTTCTTCTATCATCGAAAGGACAACCATCCTGTCTTCATCCCAAAGCGGAAGCCCCAATTCAATGGTCCGTTTCACCACTTCCATCTCACCGACCAGCCCTACCGCTTCTTTGCGGAAATCGGTATCGTCATACGCATGCGCCTTTCCAATCAGGAAGTCGGTCAGGTTGCCGATAACTTCCTTTTGCCGTTCACATTTCATCTCATAGTTCAGCACCCGTACATGGACATCGCGGATAATCCGGCTGTCCCCATGTTTCTTGAAATCTTTGCAGAACTCATCCTTGTTCATCGAAGTGTTCAGATAAACCGCATGGATGTAATCAAAATCCTCTGCTGTAGGGGTTATCCCCGTCCGTTCCATAAATTCTTGCTGTGTCATAAACTCACTTATTTTATTGTATTATTCTGCATCTTCAATTTTGAAAGAAAAGCACTTATCCGCCAATACTCTTTTTACAAAGTCTAAGTCGTATCTATCAGCTGAAAAGAAAACTGCCTGATAATCCACACTGGGATAAGCCTTGATTGCTGTTGTATCTACCATCTTCTTGACCAGTCCGTAAAGAGCTTCGGCGGTCTCAGCTGTTGCTTGAGCTATAATTACTTTTGCTTTCATTTTCTTTAATCCTTAAAATTCGCTAATCACACGCCTTTTTTGTATATTTGGCGCGCTGTTTACATCTTAAACACGCTGCAAATATAGTGATAATTTTCAACCATCGAAATAAAAACGGGGATAATTTTCAATTATGGGCAATATTTTATCAAGAATACAAGAAATAGCCTCCAATGAGGGGATAACTATTGGCGCCATGGAAAGAACTATTGGCGCAAGTAAAGGCGTGCTTTCAAGAGCAATCAATAACGGGACCGACATTCAAGCCAAATGGCTTAGTATAATAGTTGAAAATTATCCCCGATATTCAACAGGATGGTTGCTTACTGGTGCAGGAAGCATGTTGAAAGATGATTTGAACGGCATTAAAACAATAGACGAAGCCAATCCTTCGTTCATGCCTACCACATCCATGAACCCATCTGTCGGCACACCATACTACGATGTGGACTTTATTGGGGGATTCGATGAGGTGTTCAACTCTCAGGTAAACATACCCGCCACCAACATCGTAATAAGGGGATTCGAAAAAGCCAGCCTCTGGTGCAATGTCACCGGCCACTCCATGGAGCCCAAAATAAACCATGGCGACATCATCGCCCTGCGACAATGCACACTCAACGACATCCAGTATGGAGAAATCTATGCAGTGGTATTGGACACCATCCGTACCATCAAAATCCTGCGCAGGTCGCCGGATCCAAGCAAGTTGCGCTTCATTCCCATTAATACAGAGGACTACGATGAGCAGGAATTCGACAAATCACGCATCATGAATGTCTTTGAAGTCATTGGAAGCATCAGCAAGTTCTTCTAAGTGGTACACGCATGCCTCCTACAGAAGGCTAAAAAAGGACGCACGCACACACTTTTGAA